CTTAACACCGAGAGCATTAGCTAGGGATCGAGCTGATGATGACCCCATCTTGTAAGGAAACACTTTTATAAACTTCATCTTCTTGCTCCTTTTGTTTTAGTTTAGCGAACTGACGTTGCTTGAATCTAGTCTCCATCTGTTTAATCTTGATGGCAATACCACGTAACCTTGGATCATCAGGTAGAGGGTTAGCCTTAATGTCTAGAGTAATAGGACCTAACTTAGCTTCGTATGCATCTAGGTTATATCCTCGTGAACTAAGACAGATACCACCACATGTGTGGAAGTTTTGCTTATCTTCATGATCCCATTCAACAGATACTATGCCAGCATAGCCTCTATCTGGATGGAACTTAAGGATAGTGCCTGTCATACCTGCTATGAAAGATGTACCATCATACTCAAAGTCTTCAGTTACTACAAGTCTTTCACCTTTATTAAATTCTAACATGATTAGATTACTCCATAAGGATAAATAACTACTGGTTCTACTGGTGCCTCATAATCTTCTTCTAATAACTCAATGTCCATGAACTTGACATTGTAGAGGAAGTTAGGAACATCAGAGTTCTCATCAGCTGAGTCAGCCATTAAGTCTACTGAATAGTCACGATTAACTGCAACGATCTCCCATACAGAATCTTTAGGGAAGTAAGACTTAGTGCCAGCATCATACTGTCCACTAAGCAGAGTCACTAACTCACCTAGTGCTATGTTCTCTTTCTTGTAAGCCCATGTTTGTTTGTTATCGTAGTAACGATTAGTTAACAAAGAAGCTTGACGAGTTGGATAATATGTGCTAGGTGGTGGTGGAACATATGGTGGTGGTTTCTTGTAACTAGAATTAGAATACCACACATCGTTATCCCATACACCCTTGTCTTCATTGAAGATCTTAGTGTTACCTGTGTTATCCATAAAGATTAACTTAGAATAACCGATACGAGCCTCAATAAGTTTTTGTATAGGGTCTTGGAATAAACCTAGGTTGCCCCACTTGTCAACGAATGGTTGCAATATATCCTCATTGAATAACCAAGTGTCAGACTTACTAGGATCAGTATACCCTGAGATCATACCATTGTGCACGAATGCAAAGTTATCATTGATCTTGTATGGATGACAGTTAGCCTCATTGATTAAGCCATGAGTCTTGATACGGAAATGTATCACACACTCTTTCTTCTTATCACGACGATATGATTTCCAGAAGTCAGCGAAAGAGAAGAAACCTTTCTTGACATACAGTTTACCATTCTTGTGGAACATATAGCCAGCACCATCAGAGTTAGCTTTGTAACACTGAGCTAGAGTTTCTTGAGGAATCTCTTTACCCTCTGGTTTATAAATAGCGATACACATTATGCGAATCCTTTCAAGCAGTTAGATAATTCAGGATATGATTTACGATTGTTAAGGACCCAATGCATAAAGCTACGATGTCCTGTAAGTTGTTTGAGTGGCTCATTAACTTGAGCTGGTTGACAGTAGTCAGTCAATGCTTGACAGAACTCTAGTCTAGCAGAGAACTCTTCCCAATTCTTAGGTGTGCTAAAGATACGGAACTCAATAGTATCACGATTAGATAAGTTAAGTGCATTGTATCGTTCACCTTGTTGACCATTAATGAATGGGAAGGTAACAGATCGACCAGTAATCCTAGCATACTGATTGTCAATACGACCAGCGATGTGAGCAATGAATGCTTTGTTATCCATACGATTAAGGAACTCAGTCATCTTACCAATGGTAAATACATTGAGAGGCTTACGACTCACATGCACATGCATACCTGTGTTCTTGTCAGGGAATAAACCAAGAGAACCATATGAACTATAGAACTTCTTGAACTCTTCAAGATGAATGTCTAGAGTAGCAGGACAAGTAACAATCTCAAAGCCATTCTTGATAGAGCCATCGTTTTTCATAATGGCATGACCTTGTAAAGCTTTACCTACCTTGATCTTAGATACGTCACGATCAGAAGACTCATACTCTAACTCTATACCTAGATATACAGTAGAAGGTTTAACATTCTTAGCCTTGAACTTAAGAAGCTCAGGAACCTTGGTGCTGTAGTTGTGTATCTTATATAGATTCTCGTTACACTTGAAGCATGCCCCATCTATGATAGATAAGTCAGGCACTTCGTTGTGGCATACAGGACACTCACACATAGTAACTTCACTACGTTTGTATACTCTACCTTGGATGAAGCACTCGTCATCACGAAGAAAGATATAACCGTGACGATACTCGTGACGAGAGAATCCATAATCAGTAGGTGAAAGAGCACCATTTATCATACGAATACCCTCAGAGAACTCGTAGTTTCTACCTAAGTAATAAGGTAATACTGTTCCTGTTAAGTGACATTTGAATAACTCTATGTTGTAGTTGTTGCTCATATGAATTACAAGCATTTCAGGATCTGCAACAATTGCATCAGGTTGAGCAGATATAGCTATGTTAAGTAACTCATGAGTGTAACCACTCTTACACCATCTCTCTGAGTTTAGACGTTTAGATATTGCTTTGTAAATACCCTTACGAAGTGCCCCAGTCTTTGATGTTAGTTTAACGGGATTGGATTTGTAATACATAGCATCTATTACAGCATGCTCACCATCCCAACTGTTACGAATCTTAACTAAGCCAGCAGCTGCTGCTATGGTTGAATTGTAATCACGCATCCATCCAGTATGGCTAACTGAGAATATGTGATACCATTCTTCATTGATAATTGCCATATCTCTTGTAAGAGTTATAGCACTACCTTTGATATAATACTTCTTAAGTGTTACTTCTGTTCCATAACTATTGTAGCCCTCTACAATCTCCATCTTAAAGTCTGGATGTAGATTAGGGATTTCATAATTATAGTTCCTAAATTGACTTTGGGTAAACGGTCTCATTTACTTGCTCCTTAGTTGTTGATAAACTCGATACTAACTGTATCAAGGTCTTACGGTCTATACTACTACTACTTTTAGGAAGTCTATTAAACTTCTTAAAATACAAATGACAATACATCTCGTTGAGAGTATCTGTCGAATATCTGTGTATACTTTCCATTTACTTTTCCTCTAATTAGATTGGGTTTGCCTAGCATTAGATTGGGGTGACCGACCTTAAGCTTTTCTACATTCATATGTCCTTTACATACGGAGAGAAAGGGTTTAGCGATGCTACTCCAGGTTAACCAGGTTGATGAAAGCATGACCGTCGCAACATCGTAGTGCAAGCGACTAGCTTGCGACCTTCTTATGCGACCACACAAACTAAGGTAATGGTAAATCATTTAACTAACCTTTCAATTGCGTAAGTGTCGACGACTAGTCGACTCATTATAGCGACGAAGGAGCGTCATCGAGGAGCGAAGCGACGAGAAAATTTTTTACAAAAAAACCATGCACCGTTATAGTGCATGGTTGTCTAGGTAATGCCTGTCTTAGTCTTGAGGTGCTACCATGCCTTGCTGTGGTCTGCAAGTCCATCGTGCAAAGGCTAAAATCTCAGGGTCAATGTATCCAGTTTTGCCCGCCATTAGACTAGCTTTTGCTCGGTCTAGCATATTAACTGCTGACTGGTGCGTAATGTATAAAGGGTCTATTTTCATATCAGCAATTATGCTTTCAAGGTCATCATAAGAACATTCGCCAATAGCAGGCATAAAGCCTTGTAAAGTCTGCATGGCATTTAAAACAAGCTCGTCAATTTCACTTGTGTTATCTGCTTTTGGCAAATCTTGTTTAATGCCTAGTGCGCGTGCATGGTCTTGGCGTTGGGTGTTCACTCGTTCTGCTCGGTAGGATTGGAAGTTACGAATGTAGCTTTGCAAGGTTGGGATTTTATACCATGCGAATGGGTTAGTTGGTGCGCCAGTGCGTGTATCATAATCTTCATACTCTGCTAATTCTTCTAAGCGTTCTGTAAGAAATAGAAAGCCTTTTAACAAGCCTTCTAAATCCAATGGCTCTTTTTCTAGCACTCCGTCAAGCTGGGTTGTGTTGCCGTTACCCTCGCTGATTTCTTTGCGAGTTAAGCCATAATTTACAATGGCTGGGTGTCTAGCGATTGCGCCACCTAAGTGCCACAATAGACTGCGTGCGCCAAGTTGTTGTAAAACTTCGCCTTTCTCGTTAGTGATAATATCTGTAAAACTAAAGTTTAATGTTTCTTGTTTTGCGTTTGACATGATTTGTTTCCTTTTTAATAAATGATAAATTTGATACTCACTCACAAGCTACTGCTTGCTTGCTTAAAGGTATTATACAATTAAGTTGTTAATAGAATGTAAACAGATTGTAATAATTTGTAATATATAATCCACAGATGACCGACTAAGTTATCCACAGATTACCTTAAACTATCCACAAGTTATCCACAGACTTACCCACAACACCTTCTTATAGACTAAATACAACGGTTAATCTACTACTAATACTTCTTCAGCAGATAGCCACAGCTACTTCTAAGACTGGAGAAGCCAGTCGATAGAAGCACATCGTCATGTTGTTTATGACGATAGTGTCTGCGTGCAATCAATGTAACACATATCTCAATCAAAGAGAATAGAAAGAGAATTGAGAATATAAATACAAGCAACAAGATTAGATTTTCCATAATAGATAAACTCCAAAGTGTGCGTTAAAAGCACGCACTAAAAGATTAATAGAATCAACTACACAATACAATGTGTAACAACTACTAATGTAACCATAGAGACACCACATTACACACATCTACTCGTCACTTTGTTATGGCATACTGTATCGTCAAGACAATAATTCGAATTAACATAAAAGGCTTTTAAGAACAAACAAGAAGATAAGAAGCAGAACAAAGTTAACCATAAGATAATCCTTTCACATTATTATAACATACAATATAGAGTGTATATTAAAACTAACTACACTACATGTAGTAGTCAACAACATATACTTAATCAAGTCAATGACTTAGACTATAAATCTATGTGGTCAATAGCGTGTTGTGATAATACAACAACATTTAACAATCAAGCAACTACCTCACTTAATATTAACAACATTGATACAACCACGTATTCATTAGGGGATAGAGGGGGGAGCACTCATGCACTTCATATATTGCAATGCAACTTAATAAAATCTAATAAAAATTACCAAGTATCAGGGGTTACCCTATTGACTTTTACTTTAAAGTATGATATAATATTCTTATGATGTAAAGCATTTAGCGACAAGAGACATAGATAACACACAAAGTCCCACTAAACTCTAATCTCTTATTATTATATCAAATGTATGATGTATCGACCACAAGTGTATCTTTCCTATTAAAGATATAAATATCCCTCTTTACTCTAAATATCGCTTGACTTTTCTAATTATCTGTGATATAATACTCTTATATGATAAATAATGTTAAAAAGTACTCTTTCTCAGAACTAAAAGATGATTTAGGTCGTTATCGTACTCAAAGTCTCTTTTGGGAATTAAGATTTAGAGAAGATGAGGAGAAGTACCCTTGCTTCTTTACTCTTAAAGATTATGACCTTGAGAAGGAGGGTATCTTGTATCCTTCTCTTAAGAAGATTTATCTTTCGTATGACCACATCCCTGAGTTTGAGTATGAGTTTGCTCTAGATGTGTTTAACTCTTGGGATCATTGGCAACGTCTTGCTAACGATACAGTCCCTATGATCAAGAAAGAGATCAAAGCTTGGAGAGAAGAGTTGGACATTAGGATCAAAGCTAATGCTCTTAAGGCTCTTATAGCTACTTCTAGGCTAGATGACTCTAAAGGCTTCAATGCTGCTAAGTATTTAGCGGATAAGGGCTATGCTGTCTTAAATAAGAGAGGTAGACCTTCTTCTGAAGAGGTAGAAAGAGAATTAAGAGTTCAAGCAGGTGCCTCTAAAGAACTAGAAGATGATATGAAGAGATTAGGTCTAAGTGTAGTAAATGGAGGTAAGTAACTATGCCGTTTATGACTAATGGTAAAAGAGATTACAAGAAGGAGTTATCCTGGGAACATCAAGATAAACCTTCCAGAGTAAAAGATAGAGCAAAGAGAAACAGTGCACGTAAGAAAGTAGGATTAAAAGTAGGTGATCCTAGACAGGTTGATCACAAGAAACCCCTTACTTCTGGTGGATCTAACTCTAAGGGTAACCTAAGAGCGGTATCTGCTAAGACTAACTTAACAAAAGAAGCATTACGTAAAAAGAGAGCTAGCTAAATGGCAAAGATCACACTACCAACCATAGCCTCAGGTTATGCGTCTATTACACAACTTAACTCTGCCTTCGACAGTATAGAAGCCGAGTTTAACAACAAAGTCCTCTACAGAGATAATCCAGCTGGTGAAGCTAACCAGATGGAAGTATCTATAGATATGAATAGTAATAGTATTACCAATGTGAATGGTATCTCTACTGAAACCATTACTGTTGATGGTATTGACCTAACAGCTCAGATTACTGCTTCTCAAGCTTCTTCTGCCGCTGCTGCTAACAGTGCTACTGCTGCTGCTAATAGTGCCTCTTCTGCTTCAGGTAGTGCATCTACTGCTACTACTGGTGCCTCTACTGCTACCACACAAGCTTCTAATGCAGCTACAAGTGCATCAAGTGCTTCTACCTCTGCTACTAGTGCAGCAGCATCAGCTTCTACTGCTACTACTCAGGCAAGTAACGCAAGTACTTCAGCTTCTTCAGCAAGTGGTAGTGCTTCTACAGCAACAACACAGGCTTCTAATGCTAGTACTTCTGCATCAGGGGCTTCAACAAGTGCAACAAACGCTGCATCAAGTGCATCTTCTGCATCAACTAGTGCCACTACAGCAACAAATAAAGCAAGTGAAGCTGCTACATCAGCTACAAATGCAGCTTCTAGTGCTTCCTCTGCATCTACATCAGCAACAGCTGCTTCTGGTAGTGCTACATCAGCAAGTGGTAGTGCTGCAACAGCCACTACTCAAGCTACTAACGCAGCAGCGTCAGCTACAACAGCGACAACACAAGCTACCAATGCAGCATCATCTGCTTCAAGTGCCTCAACATCTGCTGCTACAGCCACAACGCAAGCCACTAATGCTAGTTCTAGTGCAAGTGCTGCTGCTACCTCTGAAACTAATGCGGCATCGTCTGCTTCAAGTGCTTCTACTTCAGCTACAAACGCAGCCAATTCAGCTACAACTGCTGCAAGCTTCACACCTAGTCTAACAGGTAACAGCGGTAAATTCCTTACTACAAATGGTACGGCTACCTCTTGGGGAACAGTAGATGCACTCCCTTCTCAAACAGGGAATAGTGGTAAGTATTTAACTACTGATGCTACTACAGCTTCTTGGGCTACCCTTAATGTAGACCCTAATGTCACAACTAAAGGGTTATACGAACATAGTAATACAATTTCTGCTAACTACACAATAGCTGTTGGTAATAGTGCAATGTCCACAGGACCAATCACAGTAGCAAGTGGTGTAACAGTAACCGTGCCATCAGGCAGTCGCTGGGTAGTTTTATAAAGGAAAAAATATGGCTTCAACAATTAATGCAAGTACAAGTTCAGGGATAGTCCAGACAGCAGACACATCGGGCAACTTAAACCTACAAAGCGGTGGCACAACCATTGTTGCTATTACGTCATCGGGTGCTGCTATTACGGGGGCGGTTACAGGGCTAACAGACCTAACAACCACAGGCAACACTATATTAGGCAACGCCTCTACTGACACACTAAACGTAGGCAACGGCGGGCTGGTTAAAGACGCTTCTGGTAACGTGGGGATTGGTGTAACTCCTAGTGCTTGGGGTGCAGGTCATAAAGTTATACAACTTGAATCATTTGCAGCTTTAGATGGTAATAGCGGAGCAACTTATTTATCAAATAACTGGTATTCCAACGCAGGTAATAAATATATTGGCACAGGTCAAGCATGTTTGTATGCTCAATCGATTGGCGCTCACAGTTGGTACACAGCCCCATCAGGCACAGCAGGTAACGCTATTACCTTCACCCAAGCAATGACACTAGATGCTAGTGGGAATTTGATGGTAGGAGCAACAGGAAACGCAGGAACAGGAGCAATTGTTTATGCAAACGGAACATTTGCTGGTACTGGTTACAATACTAGAACAGGAATAGGCGGGTCTTTTACAGGCAATTCATTTAATATCAACTGGACAGGTTCGGTTGCAGAACTTTACATTGCAACAACTAAAGTAGTTGCTAATCTTTCAGACTATCGTTTTAAGAAAAACATTGTTTCACAAACTGATGCTGCTATTTCAAAAGTTATGAATTTGCACCCAGTTGTATACGAACTTGCTGATAACGGAATATACAAAGGTGATGGGATTGTTCGTGAAGGTTTTATCGCCCACGAATTAGCAGAGATAATTCCAAGTGCTGTAGAAGGCGCAAAAGACCAAGTGGATGAGGAAGGAAAAGACATTCCACAAGGGTTAAAACTTGATGCTATTGTGTCTGTTTTAACTAAAGCCATCCAAGAACAACAAGCAATGATTGAAGAATTAAAAGCAGAAATAGATTTACTCAAGGGAGTTAAATAATGCCATTAGTCATCGCAGGTGCAACAAGCGGAAGTACGACAGTACAAGCCACAGACGCAGTCACGGCAACCATCACGTTACCAAGTGCTACGGACACACTGGTTGGTAAAGCAACAACGGATACTCTTACCAATAAGACATTAACACTCCCAGTAGTGGGTACAACCATCGGTGTCGGTGGTGCTACTCCAAGTACATCAGGCGCAGGTATTACATTCCCTGCTACGCAATCAGCCAGTACAAATGCTAATACGCTAGATGATTATGAGGAAGGTACTTGGACACCAGCAAGCCCCGATATAACTTATGCAACAGCCGTTGGTACATATACAAAAATTGGCAGAGTAGTTCAATGGCAAGCATATGTTATATTTCCAACAACTTCTAATACCGCTCATGCACGCATGACAGGTTTACCTTATGCTGTTCAAGATTCAGAAAATGCTAGGGCTGGGTCTGCAATTACTGCAAGTACCTATGGGTCAGCATTTTATTGTTTACCAGTCAATAGTGGGACTATTGTTTATTTTTATACTATTGCAACAGCTTCGCTATTAAACTCTAATCTTTCAGGAAAACAAGTATTTTGTGGCGGTACGTACATTTCATAACTACACCATATTAGTGTAGTCGGACTCAAAGGAGAAACACAATGGCTTTAACAGAAGAAAAAGTAATAGACCAAATCACAGTCACCGAGAACGGCACTATCCTCTACCGTGAGGCTACTCGCATTTTAAAAGATGGTGAGCAGATAGCACAAACCTATCACCGTTCTAGCCTAGCCCCAGCGAGTGACTTAACAGACGTACCAGCTAACGTAGTGGCAATAGCTAATGCAGCTTGGACAACAGATGTAGTAACAGCTTATCAAGAACAGGTAGCGAAAGTAGGAGCATAACATGGCAATCACGCTAAATGGTGACACAGGGATTACAACCCCAGCAGAAACAATACAGGGCAACCTAACAACCACAGGCAACACCATACTCGGTGACGCAAGCACAGACACCCTAAACGTAGGCAACGGTGGGTTGGTCAAGGACGCTTCGGGCAACCTAGGTCTAGGTGTAACTCCTAGTGCTTGGGGTGTTGGGCGTGCCGTTGAAGTTGGTCTTGCAGGTGCAGTTTACGGTGATGGCATTACGTCTGGGTGGTCAGCTGGTATAGCTATGAACGCTTACTTGTCAACTGGGGGCACTTGGCGTTTTAGAAATACATTGCCGTCAGTTGGGGCAACAAGATATGAGCAAGATGGTCAACAGCACGTTTGGTATAAAAGTCCAACGGCGGTAAGCACAGCAGGTAACGCTATTACCTTTACCCAAGCAATGACACTAGATGCTAGTGGGAATTTGTTGGTGGGGACTACAGCGGTGAACGGTGCTGGTGGGACAACCATTAGCGGAACAAACGGTGGTCAGCCTTACATTCTGTTTAATTCAACACAAACAACAAACGAACCGCTGACCTTCCGTTATAACGGAACAACAGTAGGTAAGGTCACACAGACAACATCAGCGACATCTTATGTGACTTCTTCTGACTATCGTTTGAAAGAAGACGTTACCCAAATGGTTAATGCACTTGAAAAAGTAGCTTTACTCAAACCAGTTACATATAAGTGGAAGATTGATGGTTCTGATGGTCAAGGCTTTATTGCTCATGAACTACAAGAGGTTGTGCCTGATTGTGTAATTGGCGAGAAAGACGCTACAGAAGAACAAGAATACGAAATCACTCCAGCTATTCCTGCTGTATTAGACGAAGAAGGTAATGTTGTTACAGAAGAAGTGCCAGCAGTAATGGGTACTCGTACAGTTCCAGTTTACCAAGGCATAGATACATCATTCCTAGTAGCTACATTAACTGCTGCAATCCAAGAACAACAAGCAATGATAGACGAATTAAAGGCTAAAGTGGCTGCCTTAGAAGCTGCTTAAATTAATAGGAGATACGAGATGGCAAAAGACAAACAGCCCCAAATCGTTACGATAGATGAAGTAGAGTATGACGCTAATAACTTTAATGAGGAACAGGTGGCACTATTTAACCATTGCCTAGACCTAGACCGTAAGATAGGTAGCACAAACTTTCAACTACAACAATTAAATGTAGGTAAAGATGCGTTTATTAAGTTGTTAAAGACAGCACTAGAACCTAAAGAGGAATAATATGGAAGCCCTGATAGCGAAAGTAAACGCATTCTTAGCTAAACTATACCCATCAATTCTTGCAGGGAAAGTGCCTGTGGATAAGTTTTTACACTTTATTGGTGGTCTAGTCATAGCAGCATTGCTTACACCGTTTATTGGGGCTTACTCCATCCTAGTGGTGGCTGTAATTGCAGCCTTAAAAGAGATATACGATGCCCGTCACCCTGACAAACACACCGCCGACTTCATGGACTGGGTGGCTACTGTGCTAGGTGGTGTTTTAGGTATGCTAATAATTACGTTACTTTAAGAAGAAAGAAATACTAATGATAAATATAGACCCAGTTGAATATGGCAAACTAATCTCAAAGGTTGATTCCCTTGAGAAAAAGATTGACAAGATGGAAAGTGCACTTGAGGAACTGCTTGCCTTAGCTAACAAAGGTCGTGGTGGCTTTTGGATGGGTATGATGATTGCTTCTCTTGTAGGGGCTATTATTTCTTACCTATCTCGTGCAGTTATAGGACACTAAATGCAACTAACACCTCACTTTTCTCTTGCTGAACTTACTACAACTAATACTAAAATAGATAACACACCATCTAAAGAAGTAATAGAAGTCCTTAGAACTACTGCTTTCTATATGGAACAAGTGCGAGAACTACTTGGTAATGTTACGATTAAAGTAAATAGTGGTTATCGTTCACCTAAGGTAAATTCTAAAGCAGGTGGTTCTAAGACCTCTGCACATTTACTTGGATATGCTGTAGACTTTACAGCTTCTGGTCATACTCCTCTTACTATAGCTAATGTTCTAGCTAAGAGTAGTCTTAAGTTTGACCAACTCATCTATGAAGGTACTTGGGTTCACATCTCATTTGACCCTAAGATGCGTAGAGAAGTTTTAACTGCTCATCGTAATGGAAATACTACAACTTATACAAAAGGACTTTAATATGGGTGGACTTTTATCTTTACTTTTACCTGCTGTTGTTCCTGCACTTACAGATGGAGTAAGAGGGTTATTTGCTAAGTTCTCAAAAGGAGCTGGTGGTACACCTCAGAATGTAGATGAACGTATCAAGTTAATGGTAGCTGAAACAGATAGACTTAAAGCACTAGCTGAGATAGATAAACCTTCTGGTGAACCACACCAATGGGTGACAGATGTACGTGGTATATTTAGATATGCTGCTATTCTTTTAATATGGTTAGCAACTATTGCTGCTATTTTTACACCTTCTGTAGGTGAAGCTATTAAACTTATCCTATTAGACTTAAGTGGTGCTTGTATGTCGTTTGTAATCGGTGAACGTATGTATTTAACTTTAAGGAAATAACATGCCAATTAAAAAAGGACAAGAAACTTTTGCTGGGTACAATAAACCTAAACGCACACCAAATCACCCAACTAAATCTCATGCTGTTTTAGCAAAAGATGGCGACAAAGAGAAGTTGATTCGCTTTGGTCAACAAGGTGTGAGGGGTGCAGGTGCCAATCCATCTACTCCTGCTGAAAAAGCTAGACAAAAATCCTTTAAAGCTCGTCATGCAGATAACATTGCTAAGGGTAAGATGAGTGCGGCTTATTGGGCTGACCGCGAAAAGTGGTGAGAAATAGGTTGACAAATTGTATCTATTGTGATATAATTGTATTATAATTAAAAGGAATATAAATTGACATATTTAGAATCTGCTTATGTGTATTGTCATATGCGTAATGATACTAATGAAGTTTTTTATATTGGTAAAGGAACAGGTAATAGGGCTTATAACAGTAATTCAAGAAACGCTTATTGGAAAAATATTGTTAAAAAAGCAAAAGGCTTTACTGTTCAAATTATAGCAAAATATTTATCACATAAAGAAGCTTTTAAATTTGAAGCTTTATTAATTTCTAAACTTTTACCAAAAATAAAATTAGCTAATTTAAATGCTGGTGGAGAAGGTGGTGTAAATCCTTCAGAAGAAACTAGATTAAAAATGTCTTTAGCAAAATTAGGCAAACCTCAAACAAAAGAATTAGTTTTAAAAAGAACATTAGCTAGAGCAAAGAATCCTAGTCCAAAAGGTTATAAACATTCTAAAGAAGCTAATGAAGCTAAAAGTAAAAGAATGACAGGTGTAAAACGAGATATATCTTTTGGTGAAAGTATCTCAAAAGCTAAACTTAATAAAAACTTTAAACATACTCAAGAAACTAAAGATAAAATATCTTTAACAAAAAAATTAGCAAAAGAGAATAAATTATGACCTACCTTGAAGTATGTAATAGAGTTTTAAGACGACTTCGTGAAAACGAGGTCACCACTGTCAATGAAACTCCTTACTCCAAACTTATTGGTGATTTAGTTAATGCTACAAAAGTAGAGATTGAAGATGCTTGGGATTGGTCTGCTCTCCGCACAACATTAACAGCAACAACCACCTCCTCTTTGTTTAACTATGTGCTAGTTGATTCAGGTACTCGTTTTCGTGTATTAGATATAATCAACGACACAGACGACTTTGTTATACAACAACGTGGCACTAAGTGGTTTGACCAACAGTTTTTATTAAACAGCCAGCAACTAGGCTCACCAATGTATTACAACTTCAATGGTGTAGATAGCAATGGTGATAGTCAAATAGACTTATTCCCTATTCCTGATGGTGTGTATGATGTTCGCATTAACTGTGTTCTTCCACAACCTGAACTTACAGCAGATGCCACACAAATATTAATTCCATCACTTATCCTTGTTGAGGGGTCTTTGGCTCGTGCAATTAGTGAGCGTGGTGAGGATGGTGGTTTTATGGAACAAGAGCAACGCTATCGCACTATGTTAAGTGATTACATTGCTATTGAAGCCAGCCAACGCCTTGATGAAACTATTTGGAGAGCCTGTTAATGGCAGGGGCTTTAAAAGCTCTTAGTAATGCGGCACTTGGTTTTCTTGGGTTAAACACTCAAGAGAGTGGTGTTACATTAGAGAGTGGATATGCCTCAAAAGCCATTAACTGTATTATTGACAAGTTTGGTCGTTTAGGTAGTCGTAGGGGTTGGACACCCGTTACTACAAATAATGGTTCTTTAAGTGATACTGATTATCTAGAAGCTTTGTTTGAGTTTATAGATACTGATTTAACTCCTACTATCCTCTCTTGTGGTGGTGGTAAGATGTATAGTGGTTCTACCACACTTACAGAACTTCCAGTTAAACAAGCAAACCAAACATCAGATTTAACTATTACTTTTACTGGTAATAGGTGGCAATTCTCACAACTAGCAGAAGGTGCTGGTTATGGTAATACGATGTATGGGTTTGCTGCTCAAACAGGTAATCCACTTCTTGTCTATCGTAAGAAAAACCATACTGATACTTACATTTGGCAACGAGTAGGTGATTATGGCACTAAACCTGCAGGAGTTACTGGTACCTTTGACCCTGACTGTACTCATACAGCGTTTGGTCGACAATGGGTGGGAGGAGTAACAGGGGCTAAAGCTACTGTTTATTATAGTAAATTATTAGATGGTGCGGTTTTTACTGGAGCAGGTACAGGTATTATAGAGTTAGAATCTGTTGTTGGAAGTAATGATGAGATTGTTGCTATATCTTCTCATAATAATTATTTAATTGTTTTCTTTCGTAATAACATTGTAATTTATAATTCACCTGATGACCCTACTAATATTACTCTTGCTGATGTAATAACAGGCGTAGGATGTATTGCTCGTGATACTATACAACAAACAGGTACAGATTTAATATTCTTAAGTAATAGTGGTGTTCGTAGCTTTAATCGAGTAGTTCAAGATAAGAGTATGCCGATGCGTGACTT